AGTAAACTGGGTTGTTACACCCCATATTGGATTTTGTTCCAATATGCCGAATAGACCTTTTTAGAAGGCCGGTAACTTTGATTCCTTCCCCTAACGGGATTGGAGGAGTCCGTCGTTACATTAAAATAAGTTCCGTTTTTACGGGTAGACTTACTTCATGTTCCAGATAGAATTGGAACATGTAACAACACCAATCTTAAACCATGCTTAATAGAAATCTCTATGACATGATAATTAGATTATCACGTATGATATTTCCGACATCTTTCGATGTCCACATGGTTAGGTCCGTGTTTAAAACTATCACTAAGATGTTGAAACACAATGGTACTTTGTGAACTGTTAAACAGCTAAAATTAGCTCGTTTACATGTTACAAGATACCTATGTGGTAAACCTCTCTTAGTTAATGATAGCTTACTCGGACTTAAAGATGGTTTCCCGAAAGTTTTCATGTTTCTTAAACCTTATATTGATTCTGGTTGTACTCAGAAGATTAAGTTTGCACTTACTCTTTTGGGTATATCTAGAACAATTAAGGCTAAGAAAACAGAAGTTCTCCCTTTAAACTTGAAGACTATTACAGATCCTCGTACAACCAAGAAGGAATATATTATTCCTATTGGTTTTATTAAGAGATTTGTAAGAGACTTTAAGCTCTTTTCTAGCATTAGGAAAGCTGAAGTATCTGATCTTTTTGTCAGTACTAAAGCTGGTCCTAATGGTCCTGCCACTTTATCTAGTATAATTACGGTTTTACACCTTAATTATCCTCAGATGCAGTGGATTATGGACCTTGCTAGTAAAGAATTTAGGGATTTCTTTTGTGAGCTTTATACCTGATCGTGACATAACAGAGATAAAATCCCTAAAGGTGATGGTTTTAAATCATTACCTTTAACGGGTCGTATTTCTGTTGTTCATGATCCTGAGTGTAAGGAAAGGCTAATTGCGATTACAGATTATGTATCACAAGTAGTCTTAAAACCGTTCCATGATGTAATCTTTTCTTTATTAAAGAGAAGATTGCCTCAGGATCGGACTTTCACTCAAGATCCTTGGATCAAGTGTAAGGCTCCCTCTGAAAACTTTTGGTCTTTGGACTTAACGGCTGCAACGGATAGATTTCCTCTTAATTTACAGAAGCGTCTTCTTGGAATAATATTCCAGGATGATGCTTTGGCAAATTCATGAGCAAATCTTATTGCAAACCGGTTATATCTCTCACCTATTGTCGAACTCGGTAAGCCAGAAAAGTATCTGTCTTACTCTGTTGGACAACCGATGGGAGCATATTCCTCCTGGGCCGCCTTTACCTTGTCTCACCACCTCGTAGTACAATATTGTGCTATGTTGGTTGGTAAGTATCCATTTCAGGAATATATTATTCTTGGTGACGATATTGTTATTTATAACGATATGGTCGCTAGAGAATATATTCGTGTAATGGCAAGGCTAGGGGTAGATCTATCTCCTGCAAAATCACATGTATCTAAAGATACATATGAATTTGCTAAAAGATGGATCCGAAAGGGTATCGAAGTTAGTGGACTTCCTTTAAATGGATTAGTAGAAAATCTTTCTAATCCGTTTATAATATATACTTTTCTCTTTGATTATTTTGTAATCAAAGGGAACCAGTATATGTTTAAAGGGTCTATTCTCGATATGGTTTGTTCTCTTTATAGAGGTAAACCATTTATGGGAGTACGTAAAGTATGTACCCCAAAATGGGTTAATTCTAGATTGAGAACGTTCAGCTGAGGACTTAAAATGTCTTTAGGACGCTTAACCTATGATAGTATGAGAACCATACTATGTAGGGCAAGTGTTCTTAATGAATTTTATGTCCTACCGGGACCAATAACAGTCCACGACGAAATGTCGCGGATTATTGGTAACGGTTTAAGCTCGTCTGTCCAAAGTAAAACTCTTAAGTTAGCTTCTTATGCTATCGAAGTAGAGAAATATCTCTCTTCAATGGCAGAATGGGCAGACTTTAAGAAGTTTCCGATATTACATGGTATTATTAACCATGTTCGGGCTTTGGATAAGATTTCTAAAGACTTTGATGGAGGATCTCTTCCATTGAAGGAAGCTATCGACCATATGGTCTTCCTCGATATCTCATCAGTAGTTAAAAGTTCAAGAAACAAGATCCTTGATCTTTTAACTGCAGGAGATATTGCGAGAAGAGGGCTTAAAAGGTTACGAACGGAGCAGGAAGTCTGATATGGAAGTGCATCTGCAACTTCCACATGAGATTCTGCTTCGGGTTTAGGTTTAAATATTCGTTTTTCTAATGCTGATTTACTCAACAAGTTAAACAAATATTTAAAACCGAAACCAAAGCCTGTTGTGAACGCATATAGCAGTTTAACTGCTTATGCGATGGCATGACAGACTTTTTACGAACCTGATAAGCCGACTCAGAAAGGTGAAGGGGATGACTCAACTAAAGGTGATGGTTAATAACTGCATTTTAGATGTAATGTAGTATTAATCCAATCTTTAGTCTTGAGGGATCACATTGGTTTTTAAGCCAGTTGGTTCCATGAGTCATGCGTGAAGG